GGATTTCCACTTAAAGGATAAGCATCAGTTATACCAAAACCAGCCAATGTAGTCGGTTTACTTGAAAGACCTGCCCAACTCAAACCAGTAATATATCCACTTGGGTTGGTGGAGTTATAAGGAGTAAAACCAAGTGCGTTTTGCTTTCCGTTAAAAGTATTCCAATCTGTAGATGATAAAGCCCCATTTGAGGTGCTACTCGCCAACCCTAGGGATAATGCTTGAGCACTTAATGACAATCCATTGGCAGTACCAATAGTAACGGCGTTATGCCTTGCGGCTGTATTTGCCGACACATTAGCATTAGCATTTACGCGCGCGTCTGTATAGTACAAATTTCCTATCTCTGTTACTTGGCTAGTATTATAATCTCCAGCATTAGCAACTACGGAGCCAGTTCTTCCAAAAACAGAAGTTGTACCACCTGTAGGGCTTAATAACTCCTGCCAGTTGCTCAATATACTTGCGGTTGCACCTTGAAGAATAAAGCTTTTGTTTAAATCTGTTCTAATTGCTACATCGCCAGTTTCGGCAGTCAAAGCTAGCATTGCAGCTTGTGTATTTATTACATAAGTATCAGTTATAGCTATAGCAGGTAACTGATTAGATATTAATTTACCATCAGCTCCTAGACCAGCATATCCGTTGGCTGTGTTTTTGTTTGACAAATTTTCCTTTAAATTTAAAGCCGCTTGTGTAGCGGTTGAAACTGGTTTGTTGGCATCTGATGTATTATCAACATTAGGCAAACCAACCATGGTTTTATCTATACCCGAAACTGTTCCGGTAAAAATTGGCGAGGCTAGATTAGCTTTCAAAGCTAAAGAAGAAGTCACATCTGCAACATTCGCTTTTGTATTCAAAGCAGTTTGTGTAGAAGTTGAAACTGGTTTGTTGGTATCTGAGGTATTATCTACATTACCTAATCCAACAGCAGCCTTATCTAACGCTTGCCACGTTTTATCCCCGCGCCAATATTGAGAGGCAGTTCCTGCAGCAATTAAAGGTTGCCCACCCAACCCGCTCAAAGTATAAGTAGGAAGTGTTTGCCATGATTTATCTCCTCTCAAATACTGCAAGTTTGTTCCAAAGGAAATTATAGGTTCTTTTGTTGCATCAGCGGAATCAACATAAGTAGTCGTTGCCAATCCAATCAATAAACTAGCCTTAGATACTTTATTAATATTTTTGCTTTCACCAATGGTCAGTATGTCATCTGTAATCGCACCAGTTGCAGGTTTTGTTAATTTGACTGTTGGGTAGGAAGGTGTTGTTTGCGCCGTTGCTGTAATTGCCATAAAGGCACATAAAATTAAAATTAGTTTTTTCATTATATAAAAAATTAAATTGTTAAACGTCATAAGAGGTTAGGGCATTCTCATCGCCCCCTAGATAGTCTGCATTGATAAACTGATTTTCAACAAATCCCATACAGAAATCGCCCTCTGCCAAAGTCCCAGGATTTATTTTGCCTTCTTTTTCAAAAACTAGTCGCTTACCGTGAGGGATAATCCTTATTGTTGCAAACAAATTGGCATGAGCTTCTACATCTTCTAAATGATTATCTAACTCTTCCTTATTTGCCTTAGAACTAAATAATTCATGATGTGCATTTTGACTATCCAAATGGTCATCCAAAATACTTTTATTTGCCTTTTGGTTAAGCAAATTGTCAATCCCTTCAATATTGTCGACAGGGATATTTTCATCCTTGTGCCAAAAACTATCCCAAGTGTCCCAAAACTGCAGTTCAGTCGGTTTTAAACCAGTTTTAAACCAGTTTTTAATTGTATTTAAACTTGCCATAATTATAGTGCTATTAATGCGTATCTAAATTCTAAATTTTGCGTTCCATTAGCCGCTTCACGAAGAGATAATTGGAAAGAGGTAGGAGTAAGATTTTTGGTAATCCACCAAACATCGTTATCTACAAGTACGCTAGCTCTAGAAACAAGTGATCCAACAACTACATAGTTTGAAGTTCCCACGTCTTGAATAGGAATTGTTAGCGTAGTATCAGCTCCAGGAGCTGCCACATCTCCAACAGAAAATGTCCCTTTATATAAAAAAGGAGATACAATTATAGGTTTATTCAAAATTACTCCATCCCCTTCAGTTGCAGACCAATCAATAGGAACATTGACTTCTGCTCCCGTAGCAATTGTTGCTAATTTAGTTTCGAGAGTAATTAATCTTTCAATCAAGGCAGACACAACCGAGGCTTCTGCTTTATTCTGTAAAGCTCCCGCAATTTCCTTAGTAGGAAAAGTACGCTTAAAACTCGCCCAAGGATAGCTTGTGGTGGCCACTCCAAAAGTCGCATAACGCACATAATGGATCGTCTTAACCTGCCCATTTTCAAACTCACTATTAGTGGGTTCTTCCACAATTACTACGTTGTCAGATATTATTCCTGATCTAAACTCAAGCACTTCTCCATTTATATAAACTACGCCATTGCTAACAGTGTTTCCTGAAAGTTCACAGCCTTTTATAACAGATAAATCCCCCGCCAAAGCCCCAAGTTCGTTAAATAGCTGATACGCTTTTTGCATATTATCCAGCACATTGACGTCCATCGGGAAGCCACCAGTTTGTAAAAAATTATACAAATTCATTATTTCTTACCGTTTAGTTGTTTGTATTTACTCAGCTCTGTGGTTAGTCCCTCCACCTTTTGCTCGAGCTCATGTATAGCCTTTCGGGCTTCCGCTAATTCTTTAATCGCTTCTGTAAGTCGTTGCCCTAGGTCGTCCACCATCTGTCGGTAGTATTTAAGCACCTTATCAGCGTTATCAATCTCGTTGCGTTGTGCCTCAGTTTGTTTTGTCTTTTTTTGGATAAACCAACCAAAAAATCCACTGATTCCACCTGTAATGGCAATCGTAAATAGGTTAATTAAAGATTCATTCATAGTACATTGATTTTATATTTTTTTCCACCCAGTTTGTAATAATCAATCAGTGATCTTAATTCATAAATTGAGTTATCAATAATCGACTTTGGCGCGTATACATTAAAATCTACGCCAGTATCGGCATAATCAGCCGCCTCTCTCAAATACATTGTTTTCAAAAAAACAGATTTATTTTCGCCTTTTGTATAAAGGTATTTTCGTTTGTACCGTTGTCCATCACCAATATAAATACGCCTTAAACTTGGGTCTAACTTATCGTTCAATACTTTGCGTAAATAGCATACTTGCCCTGTATGGTGTACTCTATATAAATTCTCATCTCTATACCAGCGCCACTTGTCATACATATTTGCAATGGGCACAATCAAAGCCTGCAAGTAGCCCACAGTAATTGGCTTTCGCAAAAATGCGGGTAGCGCTAACAATGCCAGTTTTTGATAATCTACTTTATACCACATATTCAATCGAGTTGAAGTCAACTACCTCAAAATACCCACTCACGGGAATGGTTTTTACATTGATGGGTTGTGCGGCTCCATATCCATTAGTGGTAGCATCAATCCAACTCGATTGTGCACTCACTATATGCGGAATTAAAACTCCTTCTACCTGTTGGAGTTTGTCAACCAAATGTGCCAGCACTAACTCCCCATTAAAAGGCAGTTCTTTCATATACTCCTTAATTGCTGTTTCTACAGGTTTCCCACCATTTAAAATGGAGCCTCCGTTGGCATCAATCAATAAAGGATCACGGTATATTTTTAACGTCAAATACAACTTATCCGGAGTGTAATTGATTACAGTAGTCTTTACTCCTGCAAAACGTATCTCTTCAATGTATGCCTGAAAGGCTTCGCTTTGGGGAACCGTTATGGGAGCTAAAACGCCCGAAGTTTCGCCAGCTATTTTTATAATCACACGGCTATCTCCTGAGCCTTCAACCACTGCCGCATATTTTACTATTTTAGAATTTAAAATCTGCTCTTCGGTGGCGGTTGTGTTATCAAACATATCGCTATCCGTCAACAAATCAAACCCATACTGAAACGCCAAGGCCATAGTTCTGTACCAGGACAACGTGCCACTTTTTTGTTGTGCCAATGCCGTAGAGAGTTCCGCCTTATGGGTGTCGAAATGTTTTTCTAATATAAAAATGGAAAAGGCAATTACATCAAAAAGAATATTCTCAAGAGACACCTTTGAAAATTGCTCCTCAAAAACGGCATTTTGCCCCAAAACATATACATCTTGAATTACCGAACTACTCATAAATGAGCTAGTCAATTCCCCTTTAATTTCTGCTAATTTTCTTGCCATTTTATGCTACTCTAAAATTTTGTTCAATAATCATACTGCCTATTCCTAAACTTTGTACTTCCTGCTGTTGCTCATTGGTAAGAGCCGTTGCGGGTCTGTTATACTCATTATAAAAATCAACTACTGATTTTTTGGTAACCGTGCTAACCTTTACATAAGCTCCCACAACAAGATCGTCCGTAATACTTGCGTTATTCAATAGCGCCATTTCAAAAGCGTTCTCAATATCACCCGTTTGTTCAATCACCTTATCTAAAAAGGATTGCCCTTGGTAAATTAAACTATCCATAACTTGCGTCTATTAATAAAGGTTTTCCGTTCTCTAGCTGCACATTTCTCACCGTTAAACCATCCTTTGCAAAATGCTCTCTAATTCGATGCCTAAATCGTAAAAAATCGTTATCCAATAACAGCTCATCAATGGCCACTCCAATAGTAGGGTTACTTTTAAATTCGCCAGAATTAGCAATTAGCAATAAGGCTTGGTTTTGATTCATTGTATCGCCCACCATAATTCCCCGTTCAATAAGCCCACTTGCACCACGCGTCACTTGTATTCTAAGATCGGCACCGTTAAGGGTATTGGTATTATCCGCTAGTTGTATTCCTTTTGTTTTCATTATTGTAAGTTCCCGTTAAACGTTCCCGTTACCGCTCCATTGGGTGCAATTAAACCGCCCGTGTAAACTACAGTAGCCTGTTTAACATAAACATCAATTGCACTACTAAGGCGCGTTGCAAATTCATCAATAGAGGTATCTTCACGTTCCATCATATCGGTCATAATTTCCGCTATTCTACTTTTCAAAACTTCTTTATTCAGTGCCATTTAATTCTCTTTTAAAATGCTTTTAAACTTTGTTTCCACCTGGGTGATTTTAGCAATCGTATCGGGTATTGGGATTCCACTAACTCCTGCAGGTGTAAAAACTTTTAAGCCTTTGAGCAAAGCCACCAGCTCGCTCATAATTTCATATAAACTTGTGCTATCATTTTTGAGTAAAATCTTTTTGTCTGTGCTGTCCAAGCTAAATTCTAAACCATTTTGCTTATAGTCAATAGACTTCACCTGGTTTACCTTTACGACAAATAAGCCGCTAAGCGTACCCGTTTGACTCATAAGGATTACTTCGCTATCTTCCTTTGGAATTACTCTAAAGTAGTCCTCGGCTTCATCGCTTGTGGCAGTCAGCCGAACATCCGAAAGTACCAACTCGCTCAGTAATTTAACCGTGCAAGTGTCTCCTTCAATAGATACCACCGTAGCAGTTATGGGTAGGTTGGGATTTACCCCCAAAGCCTCAACTAATGCTTTTTTTATTTCGGCTGCAGTATCCATTTATACACTTAATTTGATTCCTAATTTTACGGTGCGTTTTGCACCGCTTTCATTAATTGCAGTGGTTACCCCAACTACATAATAATTTCCATCTTTATCTGGATAGTCACTATCCATTATTTTCGCCGAGTAGGAGGGTTGTACAACTGGAACTAGCCAAGTGTCAATACTTCCCTCATACATATCGGCACTCCTGCGCAAAAGTTCGGCGTTTGCTATCCTTTGCATATCTGCTTTGGCTATAGAACCTACCTTTAGGGTAACGGTGTCGCCACCAGTATTGCCTGCAGTAAATTTTTCAACTTTACCTTTTACGTTGGTACTCTCGACAGTGACCTCTACTTTACGATCAACTGCCTTTTTATATTCCAATGATCCTTTTTCAATATTCTGCTGCATGGAATAGATTACATTGCCTCCTTTCTCCACATAGGGAGCGTGGATGTGTAACTCTTTTTTATTGGTATTGAAATAAATATTTGCCTTTGTTTCCTCAGCTAATTTTTTCAAAACGTCGTAACCGGTTGACTGATGAATTACAAACTTTTCGTATGCAATATCATAGTCACATTTAACTGAATAGCTCGCGTCAATTTGGTTAACAATAAGCTGTGCTATTTTTTTCAAAGAAGTAGGCTTCAGCTCCACATCTTTTATACCCTTTCTAAATAAGAAAAGAGCGTCCTCACACATAATTTTCAAAGAACTATCATTTGTGGTAACGTCTTGAACGTAGCCCACAAATTCTGTTTTTAGCTCGCCATCATACCCCGCCTCAATTATTACCTCAGTTCCCCTGTTAACCTTGTCCTGTATTTTAAGAACCTGATTCATTACTGCCTCGGGTAGCGTTATAATTGCCGTATCCGAAAGCGTATCCACCGAGCTTTCAATATCAATACTTGATACCATATTTAAGCGGTAGCTACCAGCCACGCCTTTAAATTTTATGGCCCAATTAATATCATACATTCGTCAGCCCTTTTTCTTTAACTAATAATTCATAACTATGATCACTTACCAGCTTAAGCTCGTAGGCTTGTACATTTTCACCCTTTGTAAAAGGAAAGCTGTAGTCTTCCACAACCACTTTATTAATGCCTAAAATTTGTAATGGCTCGCAATAAACATAGAACTCTTTACTATATTTTAGGTAGTCAAAAAGTTGTTGCATTTGCTCTTTTGGAAAACAATCTTCAACCCTTCCTGTTTGAATGCTACCCATTAAAAAACCCGTAACCGTAATTTCAAAATCTTTTCTGCTCCAGCGCTCCTTTATAGTTCCTATTAATGTATCACCCTGTTTGGCAACATTTCGTTTGATAATATTGTTGCCCGAGCTAATATTAATCATTGGCTCAAAAGGGAATAACCACGAAACTCCTTTGTCTTTAAAGCTGAATGATAAAGGAAAATATTGTTGATCCTTTGGAGTTGGAGCTTCAGCCATATTAAACGAAAACTCTGGTTTAATACCTGAACTATCCAGTTGACTTTCCGTATTAACAAATGGTAAAAATGGAATTTTAAACAGTACGTGTTTTTGTAGCTCGTTTTGAACGAGCGACATTCGTTTTACTGTTCCCACAGCGTTGCTACCCATAAGGCTTGCAAAAATGATGTCTTTATTAGATAGTTCCATTTTATCCTGTTGCTGTTGTTGCCATTGCCAGTACTCTAAGTAGCTCATCGGCTACCTGACTTCCTGCTTTATTACTTGCATCTTTTCCACCCATAATATTCTCGGCTTTGATGCCTATTAATTCTTTAAGATTGATAGTAATGTAGTTGTGTTTTGTACCGCCTGTGGCAACCGCCTCATTCGCTTTTTTCATACCATTACCACCTTTTCCACCCGTGCCAGATCCTGCTCCGTTACCTTTTCCAAAGTCTGTTCCTGGTAGCGTTGGATCCGATATTTTAGTATCCGAATTAGCGGTCTTACCGTCTTTTTTCCATTTAACGGCATCATAAGCAGCGGCAAATTCGTTGCCCGCCCCAACAGCTGAAGAAGCCGCCTTTTTATATCCCGCTTTAATGGATTCCTTTCGCGCCTCCACTTCAGCATTAAGCTTATTGATTTCAGCAGTGTTGGCAGTTTTATCGCCCATACCCACCGCATTTTTAAACTTATACCAGGCAATTTGGATTTTATTAATTCCAATCATAAAGCCGTTTACAACAGTGTTCCAGTTAGCTTTAACTGTATCAACATAAGCGGCAAACAAAAGCTTTGCACCATTTATGGTATGCTTCCAAGCTTTTCCCCAGCCTTCTGTTTTTGAAACTACCCAAACAATTGCCGCAGCTAAAGCCACTACAGCCATAACAACTAATACTACTGGGTTCATTGCCATTACCGCATTGAATGCTGTTTGAACTCCCGTCCATACGGCTGTAGCACCTGATGTAATACTAGTCCACAATGCCTGCAATTTTGTCGCGGAGGTTAGCGTAGAAAATACTTTGCCAGCTCCCGAAAAAATGGGCATTAAATTTCCAAAATCTCTTGCCGTGTTTCCAAGTACGTTGGCATAACCTAACATACCACCCGTACTATTAAACAGACTTATTTTAAAGTCGTCTAACTGTTTTTGTAACTGTTTATTTTTTTCAATAGGGCTTTCCATAATGATAGCCGCCTGTTCGTATGCCGTTTTAGTATTTTGAACTGCGCCAGTCAATCGACCCATTTCTTCAGTTCCACTGATTAATGAAATTGCCGCGGCATTATTCTCTTTACCAAAAAGCTTAGTTACAAGAGCTTGGTCACCCATTATTTTTTTAAGTGGCTCTAAACGTTCTTTTAAAGTTTTAGATCTATCGCCAAGGGCATTAATATCAATACCCGCACTTGTTAGCTCTTTTTTAACGTCTTTCGGCAAAAATCTACCTTCAGATAATGTCGCTAATACGTTACGCAATGCTACACCGCCCTCAGCTCCTTTTTTACCACTTTTATCTAGGACTTGGATTGCTGCATTCGTTTCGGCAAAACTTACGTTTGCCGTTTTGGCCGCTAGTCCTGATTGTTCTAATGCTGATTTAATTTGTGGTAGTTCTGCCGATCCCTCTTTTGCAGATGCCGCCATAATATTCATCATAGACGACATATCTTTGGAGGCTCTAATTGGGTCGGTCATTGATACCTGGTACTGATTCATTGCTGTTGTCAAAACCTCAGTAGCTGCCACCGTATCACCACCCATTGTTTTCGATAGGGTAGAAACCGAGTCGCCCATTGCCTGTAAGGCTTTAGGCTGTTTAGCAATCTCGGGGGTCAATTGTGATAGGATTAGCTTGTATGCCTCAACACCCTCGGCTGCATCAACACCAAATGTCTTTGCATTCTGTCTGGCATAGCCTTCAATTTCTTTAAGCTTATCACCTGTTTGTCCCGTAATTGCCGAAAGGTCAGCAAGGCTAGAACTCAATTTGATCCCTGGATCATTCATTGCCGTAATTCCGTCTGCGGCAGCACTAATATTTTGAATGATAGAGTTCATTCGAATAGACCCTAACTGCTTATTAATTTTATCAACGCCCGCAAATACACCCGTCTGAAATTTAGAAAAGGAAGTGCTAACCTTATCAAAGTTGCTATTAATCTGTATAATATAACTTAGCGTGTTGCTCATTCCTGTGTTGTATTTTCTTTAGTTCTAATGTATTTTAGTTCATTGTATCGGTATGCCCAGTCTTCATCTGATAAGTCATCAGGATTGGCTATATGAAAATAATAGCGCAATTGGGCGTTCGTAATACGAAGCCAGTCGTCTTCGTCAACTTCTGATGACTCTAGTACTTTACCAGCTCTGCTTTTTTAAACTCGACAACTTGGTCAAGTTTAGAAGATACGGCTAGAAAAAGGCTATCATCAGTAATTATTTCTTCGTCACCACCCAACCAACAGTTTTTTAGAATTACTTCGTTAAACTTCATTGGGTCAGCCCCAACTTGTGATGCAAAACTTAATGTTTTACGATCGGGTTTTTTTAGGTAACAAATTTTGTCTTCAATGGTAATATGAAAGAATTCCCCGTGTTGTGCTTTCCACTCCGCAATTTGTTCTGGTGTGGCTATTTTGCTGCTTGTGTTCTCTTGGTTGTTTTGCATTTTGTTGTTTATTTAAAATAATCCCGAGAGTAAATTCTCGGGATTATTAGATTATTATATGACGTTTTTCATTCCTATTGCCTTAAACGGCAAAGTAACAGGCATAAATTTATCGCCTTGTTTGGCGGCGTTTTCAGTTTCACTGAATCGAACTCCAGATATTTTCTTTGTTCGAATTACATCCCCGTTAGCTGGATTACCATAACACACTAAAATGTCTATGTTAACGTTCAAAACATTCCCACCAGCAGCATCTTCAATTGCGTTGAAATCAGACTGTAACATTTCAACCTCGCCCTCATAGGATCGATTCCCGGTTTGAATTGATTTAGGCTCTCTCCCTTTACCGTATACCTCTTCTAGCTCCTGCTTTTGTTTAGCTTTAATTGCACGTATTCCAGTAATATCTGTTCCGCCAGCAATTATTGTAATATCAGCCCATTCGTATTCTCTTGAATTAAACATATCTTATAATTAAGAATTAATATTATAACCAATAGTGAACTCTAGGTATCTTCCGTAACCTTTTGGTTTTACGCTCACTTTTCCCTTAATAATTCCTGTGGATGCTACGTTATTAGTAGTGTCTACAATTACTTTTACACCTGTGTCATTTGCCACAGTTACGTCAACAGAAAGCTCACCGTTGGCGCTCATTTCTTGTGCAATTACTTTTTCAATTTCCGCCTCGATTGCTCTAGCATCAATTGGTGATAATTTACCACCCTCAACTAAATTTAAATCGTCAAGGATATAATTTGTCAAAGTTGAGTTTGCCAAAACATAAGCCTTGTCAATTACACGACGTCGAGTCATATAATGATAGTCGTCTTCAACAGTACAGGCCAAATGGTCGTCTACAAAATAGTAGCCCGATTTACCCACGTGTGTACGAATGGTAATAAAGCCTTTAGTGTATAGTGCCTGAATATTGATCTGCTCTGCAGGAGTGTCCAAAATGTAAAATTCAAGAGGTTTTAAAGCCCCATCTTTCACACGTCCCACATTCACATGAACTTGGTTTTTGGCTAGCCTACCTCCAACAACTCCAACCGCTGCTCCTTTTGAAGCAGTTGTTCCGGTTCTTTTTTCAGTATCGCCAATAAGAACCGCCACACGGTTATAGTTAGTGGCCTCAAAACCTACTAAGTCTTGTGCTACTCCTGTATAGTTGTAACCCTCGATAATGAATACAACTGGGTGTATTTTATTAATGGTAAAATCCTCAGCAATAGTTTGAGCAGCTGCTAACGTAGCTGGGAATCCAGTACGAAGCCCAGCGATAATAGTTGTTTCCGCCACTGACGGTGCATATTTTAATAGCACAAATCGTATACGTCTGTTAGACGCAATTAATGCTGCCTCTGAGTCAGCAACTAGTTGATCTAATGTGCGTGTTTTAGCCACACCATAAATCCAAAGTTCTGTTCCGTCGCCCGCCTCAGCATAAAACTCTTTAATTGTTTTGTGAAGCTCGTAGTTAGCAATTGTAGAAATGATCCCCAATGCCTCAGCCTCGGCTAGGCTGTATACCGTAAATACTTTGTTTAAAGTAAAGGTACCGTTGGCAGTTGCACTTGCAACAATACAACATACTCCGTCTGGATTGGTAGCAACAACCCCAAGGTTACCGTTTTCAAAACCAATTTGTACACCTGGTATATTCATTACTCTTTAATTTTAGATTTGTACTCCTCTAAAGCCTTAATAAGCGTCTCTGCTTTTTGGTCGGCTGTCTCTATTTCAAAGTATTTCACTAATACCTTCAACTGTTTGTAGTTTTCTTTTACTAACTCCGTTTCCTCAAGTTCCTGAGCCATTTTTTCAGATTCCTCGGTTGAACTTGCGTCTCCTAAAAATGTAGGATTGTACACTGGTTCCACAACTTTGTCTTCTAAAGATTTTGCGTGGTTTTTTGCGTCATTTTCGTTGTAAAAATGTTCGCCATCAGAGGTGCTAAAGCACTTCTCTAAATTCGGGTGGTTTTCAAAAATGTTCATATTTTATACTTTAGATTTTATGTAAATAAAAATTGCGAATACTAACAGGATCAAAGAAAATATCCTGAATCCCAATATTTGAATTTCTTGCCAACTTGTTAGCTCATTAACTTTTACGGGTATAGTATGCGTGGTGGTGTCCACTTGATGCGTATTAATATAGTGGAGTACTGCCTCTTGTGCTTTGGCTTCGCAGTCTACTATTAAAGTGCTACCCTCTAACCGAACCTTTGGGCTTTTTAAAATACGCCCTGGTTCGGTTTGGGTAACTTGTTTTATAATGACTTTGCCGTTTTGGCAGTCTAATAATGCCTTATAAGAACTGCTATCTATTTCAATTTTTACTACCGTATCGTGAACCGTTTTGGTAATTACGCTGTTGCTTATTTTAGTTTCAATGATAGCGGGCTTCGAGCTTCCACAAGAAGCCAAGACTATCAAAGAAAAAAACAACAAGGCAATGTGCTTTAGTGATTTCATATAGTTTTAAATACCTTTTAAATAATGATGTAATTTTTTTTATCTCTTTTTTTGTTTGCCAAAACTCTCCAGTTGTTATAACCAATTTTGTCAAAGTGAGGAAAGTCTTTAAACTTGCTCCAGTTGCCTCCCCAGCTCCAACCGTATTTAGCGAATACTTTTACGCATTCGTCCCAGTCAGCTACTCCGTCAGCATCAAAGTCCTTCTTAAAATCCCACGAGGCAACTTTACCGTCAACAATCAAAACACCATCCACAGCAAAGCCGTAGTTGTGTATACTTTGTCCACCTTTGGCATTGGTTACTTTTGGGCGTTTGGAATAAAGGGCATCTTGTTCGGCAAAGGTTCTTAGTCCTTGCGTTATTCTAAATTGAGCCCGGCCTTTTAGACTTGCATTAATTTCATTCACAATGTTTGTAACTTCCTCTCTAACTGTAGGGTGAAGTGCCGCAATGCGTGATGCTGTAATTTTGTCCATTGTTGTTTTTATAAAATCAACAGGCCTTAAGAAAAGCCTGTTGATTGGTTTTATTCTAGTAGATTGCTCCTACAGCCTTTGCCTCAAAAGGCACTACAATAAAGTAGTGGCGGTAGTTCAATTCATTAGACTGAGTTCTAGGATTAGAAGCTGCAGGCGTAAAATACTGCTTAGTCATACCCGTTTTTTTGGCAACTCCACCTGTCCAGAAGAAAACAGAAGCCTCACGGTCTGTGGCTGTTTTTACAGCTCCAAATGCTTTCTTAACTCCAGCATTTGTGAATAATGGATTCCCGTTGTATTGGAACAACTCAAATCCTGCAATAACTGGCGCAGGCATTCCTGTGTTGTAGTTAACCAATTTATCGCCAAAGTTCTTGCGATCTCTCAACAAGTCGTTCCAGTGACGAGTACACAATACTAAACGTCTTCCCTCTGGTGCTACTTCGTATTGATCTAAAGCATCTTTCAATGCCACCAAGTCATCGTATTGCAACGTAGGAACTCCGTTAACCGCTGTGCCAGTTGCCACTAATACTGGTGTAGAAGCCGTATGAGAAGCTGGAGCTAAAGCGTGAATTGCTTTTTTGAACTTCTTTGTATTGATTGCTCTAACGTGTCCGTTAGTAGCAGGATCAATTACGTTATAAGAAGCCCCAATGATTTTATCGTCAGATAAAGTTGTAACCTCTGTTTGGAATTTATCCAAAGAAACAACTACTTCGTCATCAGTATAAGCCTGTAAGGCAATTGGGTAAGTCGTGTTATTCAATAACACGTTAGGATTGAAATTGGTTCTAGGGATGTGAATTACGTTCAATTCACTTGCCTCTCCTGAACCCATTTCGGCTACTTGTGTATCCAACTCAGGGATACCGTCAAGCCAAGGCGCTACATTTTGTGTAGTTAGATTTTGGATAACTCTATTTACCCAAACGTCTGCAAAATTTGCTGGCATATTTTTTTATTTATAGATTAAGAAAACAGTTTTTTGTACTCATCAGGGCTGTCATTTTTGAAAGCCAATTGCGCCTCAACGCCTAACTTTTGGAAGTCGTCCATAGTTGCTATAGTAGTAGCACCATTTCCTTCTGGATTTTTAACACCAGCTCCAAAGTTTTGTTTTGCAGGGATAGCCTCTAAAGTGCTTTTTAGCAAAGCCGTATCGTGCAAACCTAATTGAACAAACTTTTCTTTGGCATCTGCAGGAATTTTACCCTCTGTTACAGCTAGGTCAACCGTTTCAGTAACAGTTTGTTTTTTTTCCGCCTCTTGCGCATCTTTCATGGCTTGAGCAGCTAATTCAAAACCTTCTTTGTCTTTTTTCAATGTCTTGTTTTCAGAGGATAAAGTCAAGATTTTAGCCTCAATCACAGATGCTTCAGTACCATCTTCTGGCTGGTTATCAAGACCTAAAGCCATTAGTGCAGAAACACTTAATAGGATTTTTTTCATAGTTATATTTAAGTTTAAATTTTCGGGTGGTAAAAGCTTTTCAGTAACTGATAAGCAAAGGTTTTTTACGTCCTCCTCTTTCATTAATTCTCCATTTTCAGCATACAATCTAATTGCATTGGCGTTTGATGGTATGGCAACTATAGAAACTTCATATAGTTCGCATCTAACAAGTGTTAGATCTCCGTCAATAATCTGTAAATCTTCTCGGTTAAAAGTGATACCCATGGATGCCGCTTTAATAAAGCCACGTTCTACTTTACCTTCCATCTTTTTGGCATCTGCATCTTCGCTGTCAAAAATGGGTTTTCCCATCAATACACCAGATACTTTTTGAGTTTCTGTCCATTTACCTATTACAGCCCAAGTTGCGTTATAATGTTGATCTAACATTACTGGGTTAGTATTAAAACGCTCGAGTGATATCCCCTCAGTTAAAATTTTGAAGCCGTAAGAATTAAAAACAGATTCGTCATTAAAAATAAAAGGAGGTATGGTTTTTGGCATAGGCGATTTTTTTTAGTTTCTATCGTTTTGAGATAGCAAATATTAAAACATTGTTGATGCCAAAAAAACAATTGCAAAGCACTTAAACACTTGTGTAATATTAATTTACAATGTTGTTCAGTTATTAAACAGGTATTTTTTTTAAAGATTCTAATCCTTCAACTTTGGCGTAAAAAGTACCGTATGGCTGTTAGAAAGCAAGTAGAAAAAGACTTTGCCAAAATCCTGTATGTCAATGAAAATCTTTCACAAAAAGAAATAGCGGAAAGATTATTAGTTACCGAGAAAACAGTTGGCAAATGGGTAAAAGAGGGGAACTGGGAGAGTTTAAAGGTTTCAATGTTAGTCACAAAAGACAACCAATTAACCTCTTTATATAAACAACTGGATAACCTTAATAATGAGATACAAAATCGCCCCATTGTTAGGGATATTCCTGCCTTTTTACTTAAGCCAGTAAAGCTTAAAGAAGCAGACGGTACAGAGTTTTTAGAGTTTCCAAAGTATAACGCGGAAGACTATCCCATTAAGGTAGGCAACATTGCCACGTCTAAGGATGCAGATATTATATCTAAAATTTCGGGTGCAATCAAAAAGTTAGAAACTGAGACGAATATTGGAGAAACCGTGGAAGTTGTAAAGCAGTTAATTCAATTCATACGGCAACAAGATGCAGATTTTGCTAATACTCTTACGCGTTATTGTGATGCGTTTATTACCTCTAAAATGAAAAAATAATGAGCTCAAGAACTGATAAAGCCTATTTACAATTATGGCAGGAGTTTAGAGACAACACCCTTAAGGCAACGCCAGTTGATCTAAACGAAACAGCCATTGCAAAGGCAAATAGAATGAAGCGTCTTGAGGCTAACCCCGAGGAGTGGTTTAAATACTATTTCCCCAACTTTTATACTTCAGAACCCGCACCTTTTCATACCAAGGCAACCAAAAGAGTATTATCTAGTTTAGAATATTTTGAGGTGCGCTCTTGGGCGCGTGAGCTATCCAAGTCAGGTAGAACCATGATGGAGGTATTGCTTTTAGTTCTAACTGGAAAAAAGAAAAATATTATAATGGTTTCCTCCACCTATGATAATGCAGAGCGTTTACTATTACCATATAAGTCCATACTAGAGGCCAATAATAGAATAATCAATGATTATGGAGAACAGGAGAGTATTGGTAATTGGGAGTCTGGAGAGTTTAGCACGCGCAAGGGCGTTAGCTTTAGAGCACTTGGAGCGGGGCAAAGTCCACGTGGTACCCGTAAAGACGAAGTTAGACCCGATGTCATTCTTATCGACGATATTGACACCGATGAAGAGTGCCGAAATCCCGAGCGTATTAAACAAAAAGTTAAGTGGATTGAAGAGGCTTTAATTCCTACGCGTTCTATTTCAGGCCATTTATTGATTGTGGTGTGTGGCAATATCATTGCCAAGTTTTGCTGTGTTACTGAACTAGCCAAAAAAGCCGACCATCACGATATAGTAAACATTCGTGACAAAAATGGTAAGAGCACCTGGCCTAATAAAAATACGGAGGAGTCCATTGATAGGGTATTAAAAACAATTTCATTCAACTCAGCGCAAAAAGAGTACTTCAATAACCCTGTGAGTGAGGGAGATATTTTTAAGGAGTTGACTTATGGCAAATGTCCTCCGCTATCCTATTGTGAAGATGTAGTTGTCTATGCCGATCCATCGACCTCAAACAAAGACAAAGGGAATTCCTCCACAAAGGCAATAGCTATTGTCGGCCATAGGCAACAAAAGTATTATATCTATAAAATGTGGGTAGATACAATGAGCAATGCCAAGTTTGTGGACTGCCTGTATGAAGCCTATAAATATTTAACGCAAAATAAGGTAGATACCAAGCGCATTTACATTGAAAACAACTCGCTCCAGGATCCATTCTATGAGCAGGTTTTATTGCCGCTTATTTATCAACGTGCCAAAGACCACGGATTTGTTATTCCTATTACACCAGACAGCCGTAAAAAACCCGATAAGTTTTTTAGAATTGAGGGTACGCTGGAGCCACACAACCGTTTAGGCAGTTTGATTTTTAATGTGGCGCAAAAAGAAGAGCCAAATATGGTGCGAACTCATGACCAAATGCTCGCGGTATCGCCAACAACTAAAATAATGGATGCGCCCGATGCTATTGAGGGAGCCTGCTGGCTGATTCAAAACCGACTAGTTAAAAAAAATAGTTCGTTCACATTTGGTGAACGTTCCAACCGTAAATACTAAAGTATGAAAATAGTAACCTATCAAATTGGTGTAGATGTATTAGGGTTTCCTGTTTATATGGAGCATACCGTTTATAAAGGAGAAACAAACCAATCAAAATTTTATCCGAAGCCATTAAAATGGCTTAAATGCATTCAAAAATTAGTAAAACAGCATTAATATGTTTTTAAAAAAAGAAGACTTAGGTAGTGTTATTTATGCCTACCAAATAGACCAAATTACCGAGGGCAATGACGATATAGTGGAGCAGGCTCTTGCCGCCGCGGAGGAGGAAGCTAAAAGTTATTTAACCGCAAATACTAATAAACTAGAAACCCTAGACGGCAGACTTATTTATGACGTAGCAACCATTTTTACTGCATCTGCTTTAGATCGTAACGCGCTCATTCTGCAGCATTGCTTAACACTAGCTAAATTTCATATTGCCACCCTTTGCAACGCTGATTTTATCTATGAGCAAGCAAAAGAAAGATACGATAGAGCTATTGATTGGTTTACTAAGCTATCAAAAGGAACCGTGGTATTAACCTCTTTGCCACGCATCACACTAGACGAGGCCAATAGCGAAAGACAACCTTTTAGCGCAGGATCAAGAACTAAATTTAACCACGATTATTAATATGGGATTTTTTAATACACTACGGGATTTTATACCGGGAGGCACAAAGCCAAGTTTTAGTTTAGCTGCCGCCCCTAAAGCCATAAAAAAAAGCGGGACTAATTATGCAGCTACTATTGCGCCAAAAACTATTTCGCGTACTCGTCAGGACATAAAAAACTGGAACGATGCGCTTAACTTAGCCAATAACATAGATCAGCCAAAGCGGTATCCGCTGTATAATCTCTATGATAATATTATGGTGGATTTGCACCTTCAATCGCAAATTAACAACCGATTGCTTAAGGCTTTGTCTCAGTCCTTTATTCTCAAAGACGCAAGCGGGAAGTTAAACCAAGAGTTAACCGATTTATTCCAAAATAAGCGTTGGATATACCAGGTCAATAAAGCTATTTTAGAAACCCGTTTTTACGGACATTCCTTAGGCGAATTTGATTATATTAACAATGAGTTGGTGTACAATCTAATTCCAAGACAGAATATTGATCCAAACGGAGGACACATTTATTACGATTACGCCGACGACAAAAAGATAGCATATCGTGAGCAAAAAGAATATGGTTCTTGGTTAATTGAGTTTGGAAACGGAAAAGACTTTGGGCTACTCAATGGGTGTGTTCCACACGTGCTATTCAAACGCTTCTCTCAGTCTTGTTACAGTGAGCTTTGCGAGATTTATGGCATTCCGCCCAGGGTTTTAAAGACCAATACGCAAGACCGAACTATGGTATCTCGGGGCGAAAAGATGCTGAAAGATATCGGTGCTGCCGCTTGGTTTATCATTGATGAAAATGAGAGTTTTGAATTTGCACAGGGTGTAAGTACAAATGGTGACGTTTACAAAAATTTAATTGGCTTGTGCAATAATGAGCTATCTATGGGTATCTCGGGAACGGTTGTGGGGCAGGACACTAAAAACGGATCCAACTCTAAAGAGAAAACCTCTATCACTATTTTACAGGATTTAGTAGATAGTGATTTATCATTAATAGAACAGGCTTGGAATACCACCGTACTTCCTGCTTTAAAAGTTCTAGGAATCATTAGTCAGGATGTTGTATATGCCTATCCGCCCGCAGAGGATTTAGATAAGCTTTGGAAAATGACTACCGAGGCCGCAGCCTTTTTAGAGGTTGATGCTAACTGGGTAAAAGCTACTTTTGGAATTGAAGTAGTCGGCAATAAAGCACCCGCTCCTGGTACCAAGTTAAGCCTGCAGGATTACGAAAATTTTTTCGTTTAAGCCCCGAATATTTTGGGGCATTGCACAGCCGAATAACTACTTTATACAATTGTGGATGTGAGGACTGCCAAACTAAGTCTGAGCAATTAAATCTAAGCCTTAGCGACCAATTTAAATCGCTTTTAAATACCGCTGAAAATGCATTTAAACGATTGCACGAAAAAGGGGCTTACAAGACTAAAGATTTGAAAACCGAAAAGGCTTATAAAGATTTAGCCAGCCAAACTGCAGATATTTTCAATTTTGCGGTGAGCAGTAGAGATATGCACGAAGTAATGCGCACTGCGTTGCAAAATGATGTGTACCTGTTCTCAGGTTTAAAAACACACGCACAGCTTTTTGAAGCTTCACGATTATTATTAGACGAGAGTGGTAGTCTAAAGCCATACAGTGCTTTTGCTAACGACTTTAATAAGGTAAACAAAAACTACAATCAAACCTATTTGAATACCGAATATGAATATGCGGTTAATGCGGCTCAAATGGCTGCCAAATGGGCTGAGTTTAGCGATGAAGACCGATACAACTTACAGTATAGAACCGCAGGAGATAATCGTGTGAGAGATTCACATGCTAGATTGAATGGAACCACTTTACCTAAAGGCGACCCTTTTTGGGATTTGTATTATCCGCCCAATGGCTGGAACTGCCGATGCAACGTAGTGGAAGTTCTAAAAGATAAATACCCGTTAAGCGATAGCAAAAAGGCAATTGCCGAGGGAGAAAAAGCCACCACCCAAATTGGTAAGAGTGGCAAGAACCAACTGGAGATATTCCGATTTAATCCTGGTAAGCAAAAAGTAATTTTCCCGCCTGAACATCCTTATAATAAAGTGGTAGGTGCAAAAGTTGTGATAAATCAATTGAAGAACAAATCGCTTATAGATATGAATGACTACATTAAAGGAGAATTTCCAACTAATAAAGAGATTAAAAACATACTAATTAAATATTCTGAATTGTCCCCTGAAGACTTTAGAAGCGGCTTGGACGATGTAAAGTTTTTAAAGTCTAAATCTTATATGATGCAACATTCTATGTCCTATAATCCAAGAACAAACGATTGGGTTGGGGGCTCCAAAATTACTTTGAGTAATCACGAGTTTTCAAGTATTAAATTCAATCCGTTAGAGGAGTTTAAAGGAGGGTTAGCAGCAATTAAAAAAGGAGAAAAAATGACCTTTAATCAGGAATATTCTTTTGAAATCTTATGGCATGAAATTTTACACGCAAAGACTAAGACAAAGCCTCAGAGATTATCGCAAATTGGAATCAAAAATATGGAAACCTTAAACCAGTTTGTTGCTAGACATACCTATCCTGATTTTATTAAAAAGTTAGGAGGAGAAGCAATTCATCAAAAAGAAATTTTAGACAACGGCTATGGCTATAAACAGTGGATTAATGACTTTAGAGAAGTATTAAAAAATAACAAAATAGACGAAAAAAAGGCCGCAGTAGATTTAGCGCCAAATTTACTGAGTGACTACGGAACAATAGGAATAAAAACTATGGAGTATATTAAAGCAAATTCTAAATAGCAATTTCAAGAGAGTCAAAACCCAATGCTTCAGTTTTAAGTGATGCAGGAAGCATTTTCCAAAATTCATCTGCTTTTTGTTGGTCGTTTCTAAATTCAAACAAAACGGCTAAATCATAATAAGCATTCTCTTGTGATACAAGTTTAATGTATAGCTCTGGGGTTAACTGTTGATCTGTATCAATGCCAAATTTATGACACAACGAAAGAGAGTCAAAACGAATATCGTTGAGCTCCTGATTGGTTGGATTATAGTCAAAAATTGTTCTCATGGAAACAAAATTACTAAAAGTTATTTGAAAAACAATAATTTAATCTATAAATTAATATGATTGCATTTTTAAAAAATATCATTAGTGATCTGCGAGTGGATCTTACTGAGGAGTTTGACAAAAACTTTGAGCGAAAGGCATTCTTTGATAAAGTTTGGGACGGTACAAAGCTACCCAATAGAAAGGGAAGCCTTATGATGCGAACAGGAAAGCTAAGACGTTCTATTCGTTCCAAAGAAACAGCCAACAGTTTGTCTTGGTCGAGTTCATTACCTTATGCAACCTTACAAAATGAGGGCGGAGAGGTAGTTGTAACAGAACGTATGAAACGCTTTTTTTGGGCCATGTTTTACAAATCAAATGGGGCAGTTAGCAAAACTAAAAAAGGCGATTCCAGAAATACTGCAAGAAACAAAAACTTATCTGCTGAAGCGGCAATGTGGAGAGCATTAGCCTTGCAAAAAGTAGGGGCGAAAATGCAAATAAAACAACGACAATTTATTGGCGACCATCCAATGGTAAGACAGCGTATTGAAAAGGTTGTTGACTTAAACATGAAAGAGGTAGAAAAAGAAATTTTAAAAGGCTTAAAACGATGAAAATAGTATTAGAAAATATTCAGAAAACAATAGGGACCATCCCAGCTTTGAAATATATTGATGAAGATTGGGGACAGCTTGATGACTATTCGCCAAACCCGCCTACAAAATTCCCATTGGCTTTGATTGATGTTAGTAATTTAGATTATAGTCAAATTGGTACTGACCGTAAAGCCATACCACAAAATAGACAAATGGCTACTGGAACAATCACAATTACAATAGCTAACATTAGGATTTCTAACACGAGTTTTATATCTCCAAAACAACAAAAGGATAATGTATGGGGAATTTGGAACATTATTGAAGATGTACATAAATGTCTTCAAGGATACAGGCCTGATTCAAACTGCCGAGGAATGACTCGAACTAATTTAAGACGTGTAAAACGCGATGATGGAATTCAAGAATATGAAATAACGTATACTGTTGGAGTAGATAACGTTTAGGTAAAAAGTTGTATTTGACGGCTCTCGAGCTCCTCAATCTTTTTGAGTTCTGCGTTGACTGGAGTGCAAAGCACTTCATAAAGTGTAGTCCGTGATATAGGGTAAACAGGACAAATGTACTTTCGCCAAACCACCGTAGTCGGGATGTCCTCGGTTTTGTACTTGTGGTACAATTCCTTTATCAACTTGTAGCGCAGTAGCTTATTGCGTTGAATTCCGATACTTCTATTACTTGGTGTTGGCATGGAAACAAAAATAAGCTACTTTTTTGACATAAAAAAACCCACTTTTTTTGAAGTGGGTTTTTTATAAAATTACTAATTTATCTGTCTAAAAATTGAATATCTAAAATAGTCCAGTTAGTTACTTCTGACGGATCGCCTTTAAGCCATTTGACTTTGACTATAGCATTTTGTGCTATAGAACCGCCAAAGTCATTTGTGGCGTTAATAGTTTCCTTATACTCAAATGTATTATCCCCTAAATCTTTAATCTCTTCATTTTGATGAAAAGTCACATCCACTGGGTTTTTTAAATTTTGCAAAATTGCAGACACAGCCGCATCTTTTGCGTCAGACTCATCAGGAGTGGAACTACCACAGCCTATAATAGCTAAAAAGCTAATAAATAAAAATACTTTTTTCATAATTTGGTTTTTAAGATTTGTGAATTCAAAAATAGTAATAATTTTATTTAATATTTTTCTATTTCTTGCTTAACTTTTTCTTCCTCGTCAATTAACTCTTGTAGGCGCCGTAAATAAACTTTTTCAGATTCAATTACTCTACAAGCTCTCAAATTGAATAACATTTCACGAAGCGAATGGTATTCTTTTTCTATGGCTAATAGCGCACATTTTATTGATAAATAGTCTACAATTTCTGATGAATTAAATTTATGCTTATCAGCAAATATTATCCAAGTCCTGTATTCATCTATCAAATCTTTTGCTTTTTCATTATGCTTTGCTCCAATCATCCTCAAAGTATTTTTGGTTAATAAAAGTAGCTAAATGTGCCTTTGCGGTGCGCTTCCTTAATAGGTGGTCGTTATATCCTGGTATGGCTAAAAAACATTTGATAACGTCAGCCTCTTTGAGCTTTGAAAAAGTTTTCTCGGCTTCAAACTTTTTGACCTTGTTATCGTACAAGTTCCATAGCGCATTGAAAGATAAATCGGCTACTGATTTTTGAATTTCAAAAACTTTGGTGTATTTCTTGTCCTTCATCCAAATGCTTCTCATAACACTTTCGTCTGCTGGGAAATTAGTCTCAGCAAAAAGCCATTTCATTTGCTTAGCGTTAAGGCTTCCCTCGGCAATTTCAAACAGTTTTAAATGCCCGTTTAAATCATATTTAAACAGAAATACTAAACCTATTTCTTTGCCCTTGGCTCGGTAGGTAGTTAATTGTTCCATTAGGCTAATTGTTGATTTAGTTTATTAATAATAAAAAGCACAGCCATTTTATCGTACTCGTTCAAGGGGTAATCATGGACTATCATTAAAAACTTTTCGAGCGCATCGGCTTCGTAGTCTTTAAAAGTGAATTTTGTTTTTTTGGGCGTTCCAAAAAGACTGTTCATGGTACGCTTTAGCTCTACGTTTTTCTTTTCTATTTTAATTGCAGTCTCAAACAAAATAGATCGCATAACTTTTTGGGAACGTGTTTTAGAAACTATTTTGTCTAAATAACTAAGAGCATACACTAGCGTGTTCAGTTGCCTTGCGGAGAGTTGTAGTTCTATTTTCATTCTTCAAAAGTTTTAGTTCCTGTATAGTCTTCTAATGGGCAATTTTTAGGAATTGGTAATGCATTTGATCCATTGTCACAAACGTCTAGTAATAACGGTTCTAAATATTCAATTTCCTCGTCTTTATTTAGAAAAGAGTATTTACAAATATGAGCCTTTGAGCTATTTTTAGCGTACACGCTTCTAAACTCACACTCATAACAAGATTCAATTACCTTTTGTATTTTTTTCATCTGCAGTCGGTTTTTATAATAATTTAGACATTTGAAGCACTGCGTAATCAGGGTTTAGCCCATCTACATTTTGTAAAATGTAATCAACCTTTCTAACTACTACATTACCCGTGTATTTTCCTGTACTTGGTTCAAATTCATTCAATATTAAAATATCACGTTCTTGGTAGTTTCTATCGTTTTTTCGTACTTCAAACTTTTTTAAACCAAGTGTTACATCTTTGAAGTATTGAGGGTGGATTTTTAATTGGTGTGTCATTTGTATCGGTGTTTAACAATTCCCTTTAAAGCTTCAATGATCTTGGAGGTTTCCTCAGTTGTCATTGATTTTAAAGGCTTTTTAATTGGGCTTTTATCGCTTTTTAAAAATGTGCTTAACCTTGCCAAGTCTGCCACTTCTCCGTGTCGCGGGTGCGGTACTACCCACTGCGCTTGGCGCAGTAGGCTTAGTATCGTCTTGTGTTGGGTATTCGTTTTATCAAAAATCGCCCAGTTTTCAGTATTGCTACTTGTAGGCGGGGGACTTAGGTAATTGTCGATGGCGCTGCCTTCGCCTGTGTAAATTTGAGGGCTAGTTGTTGCCATCACTTTTTATTATTTTATCAGGAAACAAAAGAAAGTCCTTTCTTAATTTTACTACAGATTGAATTTTTACTTCAACCTCTGTTTCGTAAGCATTTGTATTAACCGCCTCAATAACTTTTTCTGTTGCATTTTTAACGGCTAGTTCCTGCGAAGTGTCAAAAACAATTCCTTGAATAAAATTTGGTTTGAAGCCTATTTTTTTAGGTATCAATTTAAACTTAATTTGATAAGCGTTTTCTTTTTTCATCTTGTTGTTTGTTTTTAAAAGTTTAAAGTCCTTGCATTGTTAAATCATAAAATTTTTCGTCTTCAATACACTCTATACATCTGCCATCTTCTATAAGTATTTCGTCTGATATTTCTCCGCAGCATGTGCATTTTCCTTTGCCTAATTCAGATTGTGAATAAGTTGTTTGTGTAGTCATTTGTCCGTTTGTTTTAAGGTTTATATTCTTTACCGCAAAAAGGGCAAAAGTCATGAGTGATAAAAGACTTTCTTTCCTTCTTTTGAATCGTGCCGTCCCTTTTTACATGATCATAACCTATTTCAATTCTTTGACCCGTAACATTTTCAAGATCCTTGCCGTCTTCAAATCTTACTCTAATTGTAGAGCATTCGATTCTAACATAGTTGGCTTTTTCATTTTGAATAATGTTTTCTCTAATTTTTTCTAAGCATTTACACATTGTCTGTTTGTTTTAAAATTAGTTACCATAATCGGACTCGAACCGATGACCTCTTGGTATTTAGGTTTTATACGTCTTTCAGATACCTAAATAGAACCAAGCGCTCTAGCCAACTGAGCTATATGGTATGCCGCTATAAAAAATAGCGTGCTACTCTTTGTAAGTGGCTTTGGTGTGTTTTTTAAATCGTGGATTGTCAATCACCTGCCTTTTGTAAGTTCTGAAAGCCCTGTTCTCTGCTTCGGATAAGTCTCCCTTATTTATCCAGTTGCCGTTGGTGTCTTTATACACTTCCTTGCCATTAACCTCGTAGATTTCGTGATCTATAATGGATGTTATTATGATACTCATTTTTTAGTTGTTTGAAGTAAATACGTATTTTAAATCGAAGCCATGTGGTATACATCACAATGGCTTTAACGTTCGTCAGTACTAGCAGCAGAAAAAGTAGTACTATCACATCGATGTTATTCTGCGTCTGCATCATGAGCATCGTTATAAAAATCAAACGTGTACCCTTGTGAGAAATCCACACTTGAAATGTTCAATGGAATAGAGGTTTTACTGCCGTCTTCTCGAATAAGGGAAGCATCTATAAACCAAACCGAACGGCGTGGCTTATAGGCTTGAGCAATAATATTTACACCGTCTGTAAACTCATCATTGCTAAAATCCTTTGTCAATTTTTGAAGCTCTAGCACTCGGCTACTTTTTAGGTTGCCATTAGCATCTTTTTTCAAAAGGCTAAAAACTACTTTAACCAGTGCCGCAGTCTCATCGTCTTTAGAAAGGGAACTAATGAATTGCTCTACCTTAGCAATCCCTGAATTAACTGTGTCGTCCCAGCCGTCATTGATGCGGTAGCCAATGGTGATTTCTCCTAGATCTGTAGAAAAACTGTGCGTTTGTTGTCCTTCTTTAACTCCAAAAGTATTCGCCTTCAATTTTAGTATGTCCTCAAAGAACTTAAAAGTCTCTGTTTTAGCATTCGATAATACCTCAGAGGCTACTACTAGTTTCATAATCGCCGTAGGAACTATCTCGGCTACTAATTTTTTGTAGGCTTCACGGTCTTGCTCCTTTGCCTCTTCCTGCTTTTTTAATGCTGCTTTTAGTTCGGCAGGTGAAAATTGTGTCAAATCGATTTTTTCTGTGTTCATAATTATTGGTTGATTTACGGTTATATTATTTATTTTGTCCATGACTTTTTATTATTTTAAGTTCTATACAATCTGGAACTTTATATTCACGAAGCTCATCTTCACCTCTAGCCGAATAGAGGTAGCCTCTCTCTTGATTGATGCTAATTCTTTCGCCAACAGTGAAGAAACCAGCCTTTCCTAATTCTTTCTCTTGGCTATCGTTGAATAGAGCAGTGTTGAGAAATTCTAATCGGTTTACTATTTTGTTTAAATTCATCTTATTTTAAATTATGGTTGCTTAAATCAAACGTATCTCGTTCATAGGTTCTGGATTGTTTATCGCAATCTTTCAATTGTCGTAGGTCTGATTCTATCGTAGTACGCATTTGATGGTTGGGATTGTCGCGTAGCCATTGTTCAAGCTCAGCTATTTTGTTTTTTAGTTGCTGTGGTGTCTGCATTAGTTTAAAAAATTTAGTGGTTGTTTAGCCTTTTTAATTTTAAGTATCTCTAACAAAGCCGACGGTCGGCGATTGAACAGTTGTAATGTACAATCGGCAAAACATTTGTTATAATCTTTTGCCGTTAGATTAGTATATCTATCGGTGCGTAGGTGGAACTCGGTTTCACATTTTTTGAATTCATCTAAAAAATATGCGTTAATACCTCCGTTTGCCAGTACGATTTGGTGTTGTATTGCGTTGCCTGTTATGCTCTCGCACCAGCGAGAATACAGGTCAAAAAGTAGCATTTCAAAATCGTGATCCGATACTTGTAGTTTGTTGATTGTCTTTTTCATAGTATAGCTATTAATCTGTTGTTCCTCTTGCTTTGTCGTATCCTTCTTGCCAAATTGTAAATAAACCGCCGTTGGGCCCAATTGTTCTACCTTTACATACTGCCAAAAATGCGTTAACGTATATCTTTTGTTTTGCATTGTACATAATATCCTTTTCTAGTTCGCTCCTTGGGTTATTCCCTTGAGCGTGACCAGTAATGATCAATATTTTGTTTTTTAAAGCCTCTTTAAATTCCAAATACTCCGTAAAGTTTTTGAAAAAATAAGTAGCACTATCAATTATAATTACCTTGGGAGAGTTGCGCCTTTTTAGGTACTCCAGAAGCTCTGATATTGCGTATCTCCCAACTAAAAAGTTATCCTTTACTTCGTGCATTTGAAAGAGCTCCGTTCTTTCTATAAAATCCGAGTCGTCCATTTCCTCTTCCAGTAGGTTGTAAAGCACCTTTTGGGTTTTGGCGAGCTCCTTAGAGAGTTGCATCATAAAGGAGCTTTTACCGCTACTCGAAGTACCCCAAACAAACCAAACTCCCTTATTCTGCGGTTGCCTATACGCTTCAAAAAACTGACCCGTAAATGGTATTCTTGTAATTTTTTGGCTTTGAATATTGGCAACCGTCAAAGCTTTTTTAATTACCATATCAAATTGCCTTCTGGTAGATTTAATACTTTTCTAACTATATCTAGACTTAATGGTTCTCCCAAACGTTCCGCTTCACGAGTGGCAGGAACAATGATGTCGTGCAGTTCCCCATAGTTCCCACAGTTAGATAGGATGAATCGTTTCAGCTGACGATCTTCAATATCATTAACAAATAAGGCGTAGCTTCTGTCGATATTAGGCAGTAATCGTAAACCAAATTTGATGCGTCTGTGAAATTGTGGTATTCCTGATTTGTTCCGTCTCTTTAATCGCTCCACATTATCAACAAGCTGGTCCGTACCAATAAAAACTAGTGAACAGTAGTCTTTAAGATTATCGTATAACTCCTTCATAGCACAAAGCGCTGCCTGTTTTAAATATTCTGATTCATCCACAATTAACATGGGTGTGTGTCCGTAGTTTTTTAGCATTCTCATTGAGGTGGCTATTTGACGTATTTTAGTTGACTTAGAGCGACCCGTTGCGTGAATCTTTAACTCTTCCATAATCTTGTCAATCAAATCTCCCAGCGTATCGCTAGAACCAGCTGTTATTACGAATGTATCTAGCGGGTTTTTAGCGGCAAACAAATTTGCCGTATAGGATTTTCCAGATCCAGTCTCACCAATTAGCGTAATTGTTAAGTGATGTTTTTTAGCGTCCTCTAAGTTGGCAAGAATAGCACTTGTTTGAGCGGTAGGTTGTGTTTGCCAATACTCCTTTTCAGTTTTGTAGCCACACATTTCTGCCAAAGCATTAAAGTGTTTTACAGGAATAAAACCTTTACCATTAGCCCCGGCATCATACATGAAATCGCTATCTGGCTTTAAAATCATTGATAAATATTCTTTTCTAACACCCGCTTTATTAGCAACATCGGCTTGTGTCATTTTATGGGTCTGCATATATTCATTCAACGCAGCAATAACTTCTTTTTTAGTGATATGATCCATGTGGTTATAAATATTGGTTAATGTCTATTTTCTTGTTGATGTATTCGTTTTGCTCTTCTTGCCAGGTTTTTTCGGCTTGTTTTTTCTCGGATTTCTCTTGTTTTAACAAAGCCTTTTCTACTTGTGCAGCGGCAAGTCGCTGTTTGCTTTTTTGATCCTTGTGCTGGCCTCTTGAATCCACTAAAAGATGTTTTGCTAGAGTATCATTTAGTAGTGGATTGTCAAAAAGCACCTCTAAAACAGCCGCATTCTCTTCGCGTGACTCTGTTATATAGGATATTGCTTTTTGGTTGTAATCGTTAACCCTTTTGAGCTCCTTTGCATCATGTTCCCCGCGGTCGTCAATTGCCATTGCCTGTACAAATTTGCGCTCAAGTACAAATCGGTGTTTGGTATCGGCACTAACAGCAAGTACTTGTGATTGATCCTGTGCATCGTATAATATTGTCCAGTCCTGGTGTGATTGCTTTCTAAAGTCTAGATCAAACGAATCGTACACCTGTTTTGCGCCTCCAATGGTTACATTTAAACCAGAGCCTACTAATTTGTTGGTCGTTCCCGACTTGGTTCCAAGTGCTAATAAGTAATTTTCGATTGGCATTGGTAGCCTTAAATCAGTTGGTACGTTATCCCAGTTAGCAACATATTCCTGTTGTTTTTTAGCGCGTTCAGCAGCTATAATTCCCTCCAATTGTTGTCTACAACCTTGCTCGTCTGGAAAGAACTTACTTAGCTTATTCAGCATTTCAGTATTAGGCTGGTTTTTAGAACCACTATTAATATTATGACCACTCCAGTTGTCCATCAACTTGCAATACGTCTTATTGATATGGTTGAAATAAGGCTCAACTATCTTAGACTTAGCATTTTTGATTTTTGCAGGTGTATAATACTTGGTACACGCCTCATACATCGGTGTCAATGCCTTACTTTGGTAGTTATCACTTTGCAGCTGGCGTGGATTGTATCTTTGACCAAATAATTCTGCCGTATGATTGATTGCGTTGCGCATGGCCTCCTTAATCAATTCGGGGGTTTCATGAGTTCCAATGGCGTACCCAACTGGATATTTGTTGAATGCGTCCAAAACAACTACCATAGTTAAACGGTTATGGTAAGTTGTAGTAGCATATCCGCCTTTGTTTGTTGCCGTTTTTTGGTACAAAAGTTCGGCATCCCATCCGTCCAAAGTCCAATATAGCATCGGGGTAGTTGGTTTTTGTCTTTTATTTTGCATCAAAACGTTATTTGATAAAGCCGACACGCCATTACGACCCGCATAAATTACTAGGTTACTATCTTTTTTACGGTTGCCCACTGTTTGAGCGGTTATAGTTGGCCAGTTCAAACGCTCAGCAACCATATTATAAAGATTGCTAATTAGCTCATTATCAAGATTAGTGTGTTTTGCTAACAGCTCATCTAGTAATGCTTCTTGCTCTTTCTCTTTAACCTTAAGGGCGTTTTTCATACCAAACTTACCAGAGATTATAGAGCTATAACCTTCCTTGGCGTATTTTGTGGCCTTGTAGCGAAGTGAATCCTTTGTGGTTGGTAGATTGTGAGGCACCTCTCTAAAAGCGTTCACATCGCGGCTCAAACTATCCCAAATATCTACTGAGCTACATCCTAATGCTTTCAAATACTGCTTACGATTATTTTTCATAATCAAAACCGTGTTCAGCACTGATGCGTTATATGTATAGGTCTCCACAATATCAAGCTCGAGCTTTTGATTTTCGTTGTAGGTATAACCAACATAAAAATTGAATGCTTCACGATCTGCCACATAGTGTTGACTGAACCAGCTTTTCTTGGCCTCAACATCTGGGTTCCCAAAAGTGGTAGTCAAACGGTTTTTCCAGTCTAGTGACAGGCTTGAGAATAAGACAAGAGCATCGCCGCCCCAAGATCCCTTTCTGAGTTCTTGTTCTGAACTATTTTGGGATCTCATTCTTTTATAAATAGCGCTATAGCTAATGAGCCTCAAACTATCCGCATGAAAGTCTCGGTCAAAAATCAAAAATTTGATTTTTACACCTAGCTTTTTATCGTGATAAGTATATGGGCTTTCAGTATTCATAATTATTGGAAGATTTGAAATAATACTCTTATTATAAAATAGCTCGCCGCTAGAATTATAAATCCAGTACAAAATTTGTCGAATGGGGTAGGATTAATAGTTTTCATAATGTGTCGTTATTAAGAATAATATTCACTTGTTGTTTCATTGACTTATACTCACTTTTAATTCTATCAGCAAAAATTGGTGTTCTATCTCCAGTGATACACTGCTTTATATATCTAGTTGAGAAGTTGTATTTTAAGG